AGCCATAGCGCATGGTGGCTCTGTGAAAAGATCAATTGTGGCGATGGTACTTATTTTGACCGGCCTCAAAAATATCTCCGTAGGAGTGATTATAAATGACCGCACAATCAGAGGTATTAAAATGAAACCGATTTACACTGTAGGTTATGGCGAGACTCGTGGATTTACCAATGGGGTTTTTGCCCTCATGGATGAAGGCTATATGAATGCTTCTGTTATTCTTCAGGAACTTCTATGCTGGATGAGTGAGGACGAGGTCGCTCAATTCGTGAAGGGGTCTTGGCTTTTCCGCGATGAGGAAAATGAGTGTGTCGTTCGGCGCGCAGCCGAGGAGGAAGAGGTAGAGGAAGAAGAGTTTTATTGAGAATCATTCTCAGTCCTGACACACTTTTTTGCAATTTTCTTTCCTTTGTAAATCAAGCACTTACAGTAAGTCATTGATTTCATTGGAAATTTAGTTCTTGACAAGCCGTTCGGAATCGATTATTCTATACTCGAAGACTGAGAAAAGAGAGAGAGAAAGCCGAAATGACGACCACATTAGCCACTACCGAAACCGCCTTCGCGATTATTTACGACGGCATTGTCCGCAATCGATTCGACCTTATCGAGAAGTACGGTACGAACCTGGTGTGGGAGACGACAGAAGCCCATGCTGAGTACATGGTTGGGCTCGGTATCTATGAGGTTGAGGACTTCGAATTTATGGCTAAATGGCCAATCGACCCGAACATTGAAGCCGTCGAAACGGAACTCGAAAAACTGGTTGCTTAATAAATATGACCAAACTCGAATTGCTTGAACGGGAACTTGCTGCGGTCAAAGCGGAAATCGCCGCGCTCGAAGCGAAACCTAAAATGAAAAAGGTTCGGAATCTATTGTCCGGAAAAATGGTCGAGATTGCGGAAGACACCCCGATGGCTTGCGACCCCTCTACTGAAACCTACTGGAGCATGTAGCGTGAAGAAGACCGAATTCATTGCCTATGCATTCTTTCAGAATGGCGAATCATGCTATAGGATTTGCGAGTCTAAGAAGATTGCCGAGGATGAATTGGCGAAAATTATCAGGACTCGGGGAAATGAAAGTGTCCGCGCTGGCTGGTGCGACATTAAAAACAGGCTTAGCGATAAACTCCTTTTCAGGAAACTAGGAATCGCAGTATGAACAAATACACCTACGACGTAGGCAGTTTTTCTGACCTGCACAAGGACGCAAGGGGTTTTCGCCCGTCGGAAGGTTTCTGGCAGTGGGTGAATAATGCGACACCTGATGAGCTTCAGGAGAAGTGGGATTCGCTGACAGAGGAACTGAACCAAGCAATTGCCGAGGAAAAGGCAATGGAAGAGAGGTGTCTGGTCCTTTTCAAGGAAGACCTGGCTAGAATGAGTGCTGCGTATAGTATTTCGATTCCGGAAGCAATTGACATTATGCATCAAATCAACGGTACCCGCGGCGACAATGAATTCCTGGATTATCAATATGGTGTTGCGTACGGTACAATTGCTAAAATTCTCAACGGCGAAGAGGTATAAATCATGGCTTATATGAATCAGGACAAAAAGGCGAAGATTGCACCCAAGGTCAAGTCCGTTCTGAAAAAGTACGGCGTCAAGGGCTCCCTTTCCGTGCGTAATCACTCTACACTGGTGATGACTGTCACGCAAGGTCCCATTGACTTTATCGCTAACTTCAATGCGGTGAATGCAGAAAAGCTAGACCGCAAGGCGGTTGATTCGCTGGATGTGAATCCTTACTGGTATCAGGAACATTTTTCAGGCAAGGCGCTGTCCTTTCTGAAGGAATTGCTTCCCGCGATGAATGCTGGGAATCATGATAATTCCGATGTTCAGTCGGATTACTTCGATGTGGGTTGGTATGTGGATGTGAATATCGGGCGATGGAACAAGCCTTACCGAGTGGTTTGAGTAGAAGGAGTGCCATCATGAGCGAGAAATATGCAAAGGTCCCATACATCCGAGTGACGACCATCGATGATGATATCAAGTATTCTATGAACCTTCCCTATACATCCCTACATAAAACTAGGTTCACGGAAGAGGAGAAGCTCATCATCATGACCCTGTACCATGAGGCCAACAACAAAACACTGTACAAGAACAGTGAACGAGTGTTTAACGGCATCATCTACGGTGTTGAAATATCATGAAAATGAAAACCAAAACTAGAACAAAAACTTTAATTTTTGAAAAAACTAGTCCTTCTGACGAGCCCTGATGGGCGAAACCGGAACTTAGTTTCGGTCAAGGACACGCACGAAGACCTTATGGTGTATTCGTGACGCGGGGGAAGTACCCAGGAATTACTTGTGATTGAAGTTAGAGTCCGGACTCTTTCCATAAAGCAAGTAATTGAACCATACCTATTTACTTTAATTCATTTAATGAATAAAATCCATTCACAATATAAATGGAAAACAATCAATGAGTGACACTACTATCTTGACAGAAGAAGAAATTGAGCGTATTGTAGAAAAGCATATTGAGGCTTTGGACCGTAGGCTTATGAATAATGACATGACGCAACAAGAATATGAGGAAGCCGTTGTCATTGTTGACAAGTGGGCTTCGATTGCTATGAAGCAACGTAGGCATTTCACATGAACAAAATGGATTCACGAGATGAACTCACGCTTTGGGTCGGTGCGACACGCTATTACATGGGGCGCATGACCTACGCTGTGGCTAACTACTGCAATCTTTTGCTTGGTTCGTGGAATGAACTCAGCGAAAACACCAAGACAATCATCCAGCGCGACATTGAAGAGGAGTTTCAGCGGGACGATGAGTCTCGCGCGCGGGGAGATTCTTTTCATCCACTCGGGCATGACTGTGACCGTAAGGCTTGGGAACATGTGAGAAAAATGTGGAGGACGACATGAGCGGCGGACACTTTAATTATGAGCAATATGAATTGGGGCATATTGCTGATGAGCTTGAACGGTACATTCTGAGGTGCGAAAACAAAGTTCCTAAGGATTGGGGCGAAGAAGATGATAACGGTAAATACGTTCCTTATGTTCACGAGGAACCCGAAGAAATCCTGAATCGAATGAAAGAAGGATTGATGTATCTGAGAAAGGCTTATATCTTTGCTCACGAAATTGATTATTATCTTTCTGGTGATACTGGTCCCGAATCTTTTATTGAAAGATTAGAAGAAAAATTGTGTAAACTGGAGAATGGCGATGAAGTTTCGTAAGAAGCCTGTGGTAATTGAAGCCACACAGTGGTTTAAAGTAGGTGATCATCCAAACGTGAGACAATACAACGGAAATTTTGGTTGGATTGATACTCTTGAGGGAGGTCATATTGTAACACCCGGTGATTGGATTATCACAGGAGTACACGGTGAACACTATCCATGTAAGCCAGATATTTTTGAGAAAACATATGAGCCAGCCGATGAACTATGATGATCTTTTGTCGAAGTGCCAAGGTATTCTATCTCCTGAAGATTACGCGAGATTGTGTGGGCTTATCGTTCGTGAAAAAGAACGGAGTGAGCGGATTAAGGAATTGAATGAACTTGCCCTTGAAGAGATGGTTGCGATAAATCAGAAACTTGGATTGTATGATGAGACCTCAGGAAATCAATCGTAATATCAATCTTGCCTTTAAGAGATTTTCTCGTCGCGGAAATCCGTTTCATTTTGTGAAATGCAAAAAGCATCTTGAGAAAAGATTGGAATGGTTTCGTGCCACTGACCCAGAAGAAGTTGATGCTCTTCCACCTTCATATCCCGATAGTGATGTGAGGGCACACCTTGAATATATTTCGGACAGATGGAACTGTGTCAGCAGAATTAAATTCTTATTGAAGGTGATAGAAAAATATGAATGATGATTATGAAAAGTATCTCGATGAGGATGGGTATCCTACCGAAGAGGCTCTGAACCTAATCGATAATTGGGACATGGATAACATCAATGGGCTTTTTGTATTTGTTAAGAATCTTTGGTGGTCACCTGATTGGGGATGGAAAGAAGAAGTAGAGGAATCAAATGGTAGAGAAGTCAAGATTTATTCTATTTCCACCGGTGGTTGGTCAGGTAATGAAGAGTTGATTCGGCATCTTAAGAAGAAAGAATTATTCTGGGAGATGTGTTTGTTGTCCTATCGTCGTGGTGGGCATTATAAATTCGATGACCGTTATTGGAAATATGTAGGGAGTAAATAGAATATGAATGAATATGTAGCTATGCGTGATAAGTATTGGAATGAAAGAAATCTAGAAGAGAAGTTGGATGGATTGAGGGATACTTTGCAAGATCTATTTTATATGATTGGTAGCATTCACAATAAAGTTGAAAAATTGATGATGCACGAACATAACAAAGATAAAATCGTTATTCCTGTTAATTCGGCAGTTGATTTTATTCATAATCGAATTCCAAATTCAATAAAGATTCATCGAGAATGAGATATTATAGTTATAATGAATTCACTGATGACCTTGAGGGAGAAGTGATTACATTATCGGAAGAAGACATAAGAAAAAATTACTATCCTTATTGGTATTCCAGAATGTGTGAACGATTTGGTAAAGAACATGTGGATGCCAATTATTCTTTTGAGGATGCACTGGATGATTGGGTTGTAGTTAATTGGGCATGGGAAGTTAAAGATTGATTCAGTTAAATCCCACAATTCCTGTCATTACTCCTAAAGGAAAAGGATATGCATACTTTCTTATTGACAGGTCTCAGGAACATCATATCGAGTGGGTTGTTTTTTTAGATGATACCGGTGAATGCTGGACCTTTCAAAATCCAGAAATTCGAATACAAAATAATTATACCTTTGGAAGAAAAGTAAAATGAAAAGTTATGGTTTGTTGAAGTTGATATTTTGGGGCGCAGTGACAGTTGCGCTGTTGTGTTTTGTTGGCGAACTCGCTTTAACTGTACACAATTTTGGCAATTCTCTTTAGGAATTACTTTAATGTTTTTAGGAAACTTTCTTAATATTTTATTAAATGATTCCTAAAAAATTCATTGACACCATTCCAGCAAAAGCATACAATATTCTTTCTGTAGTAAAAGTGAGACTGTCATGGAAAATGTTATCGACCTCAATGCTTTCGAAGAAATTCTCGACCTCTATTCTTCTGGTGAAACCATGCAATACATTGCAGGGCAGATGAATATTTCTCTCGCGTCGGTTGAGGGTATCATTCTTGAGTTGCTAGAAGAAGATGAAGATATTTTCGACGAAGGAAAGAACTACGCATGATTCTTTTTTTAGGAATGGCTGTTGCCACGATTTTGCTTTTTGGGGTCTTTTTGATTTGGGCACTATATACTGCATATAAAGAAGAATATGAGGAATGGGCTATTCGCGATATGCACGAGAATGAGGATGACTAAAAATGCACAAGAAATATCGAAATAAAAAGGGTGAGCCATATAGAATAGATGAAACTGACCCTAAGTGGATAGAGGAACAAGCTGCCTTAAATCGTTGGAAAGGCAGTCACAAAACACCAACTTTATGGGAAAAGATTGATAAGGACTTAGCATTTAGTGCTCAATTAAGAGCAAGATTACCAATAGATGAAACTGGGAGAGTTTCTACCCAAGTAACATTATCTAACCGAAATAAGGTTGGTGGTCCTAGAGAACCGAAGAAATAATTAATTATAGAAAATTGCAATGACTAATAAATTGATGTGCGACCCACCTAGCGGATGGAAGTATGGTTTTCCAAGAGAGGTTCCGCAAGAGTATCAAAAAGAAAAATTTTTTGATTGGCTAGCGATGTGTGGTTATCCAACCGAACTGCGTGAAAGTTTTGGTGAACATTTTTACTGTCGCTTCTGGGAAGAGAATGGGGAATAACATGAGAGAAAAAGATAGATTTGACCTAGAACAGGAAATCATGAGTTGTTGGCATATCGTCGAGGATTTGCAAGTGCTCCTTGATAAGTGGGATAGCACTACTGAGGATGAAAAGCTAAACATCATTATTGGTTTGAGTAGTCTTTATCAATTGAAGTTTGATGCAATGTTCAATACATTTGAGCAGTGTATTAGAAAAGAAGAATTCAAGCCATTTATAAAAACCAGTCTGACGCCTTATGAGGACTCATTGAATCGCGACCATGCCCAAGATGTTTTTCATAAACATTATCCGCTTCCTCCTGGTTCTGAACACTGTTGAAAGTTGAGAGAAATATAAATGAAAGTCTATGTCGTTTTTCAAGGCGCAGATATTGCTGATATTTTTTCCAATGTGAATGATGCAATTTATCGCGCATGGGAGTTGAATGGTAATAAAAAGTCATTCGATGGCATGACCAAACAAGAGGTCATGGACATGTGTGAAAAGATGTATGTCGAGCGGCATACATTGCAAGAAACCTTGTAACATTTCCTGTATAGCGAGGGATTTTAATCTAAATGTAACAATCGTGGGCTAGATATGAATGTACTTCAATTCAAGTTTACGAGGTTAGTTTATGATAAAATCCCTTTGCCTATTTCTAGGCACAATTCTTCTTCTCACTTCTCTTAACACTTCAGCACTCCCCGCCACTCAATTTATAGAATCAGATGCCACGAATCAAGTAACGATTCGTATGTCAGGCGCAACCGCGCACGACGCAGGTCTTTTGCTTCTGCTGAGAAATACTACGCCCGGTTCCGTAATCTGCAAACCAGATACACTCGATGTGTATATCTCTTCTGCAAAGAATGATGCTCTATATTTTTGTACTGGTGGAGTAAACTCTGGTGCAAACAATAAGAGAATTGCAATTTTTAAAGAATCAGATGGTGGTTCTGGTGTTGGCGTAGGTCCTCTTGTTCGTGCTCAGGAAACTCTAAACATTTCTGACGGAACAACCATTACTAGGAATTGGATAGACCCCAGTGATGCTACGATTCGCGCCTCTGTTGGCATAATCAAACCAGCGTCCGGTGCATTCTCTGCATACAAGGAACACGCTGGAATGCCTGCCACCGCTGTTACTACAGTTGGTGCTGCTGACGTAGGAATATCTGATATTGAGCCTGCAAGGTTTGCACAGATTTATACTCCTGTTATAACTGCTGTTGAATTAAACGCTCTACAGATAAATGGTATCTCAGGTGTTATCTTTGGTGTACCTGTTACCAAATCAATCTATCAGAGGCTACAAGCTCTTCAGTTTGCCACAACAAGCGTATGTCATCCTAGCAATGCTGGATATGGTTTGATTACTGATTCAACGTCCAAGGCTTCTTCAGAAGAATGTATGCCTTCATTGAACAAGGACCAAGTTGCAGGAATGTATACTGGTACTCTTACGACATGGAGCCAGATTCGTTCTGCAATCAACAAGACTGAAACTGCTGCAAGTGTTGCACCATACGGTGCGCTTACAGACGCCAACATCTATGTTCAAAGAAGATTCGCTACTTCAGGCACACAAAGAAGTTTTGAAATCTATTTTGCTGACACCGGTTGTGTCGTAGGTGCTCGTAAATTTCTTGATAAGACCAATGCTCTTGTGACTGAAAACTCAGGAACAAATAATGTAATCAGCGGGCTCAATGCTGCTGAGGTAGCTGGCAAAGGTTCGGTAGGAATTCTTACCACAGAAAAGATACCAAGCTCTTCTGACGGTTGGAGATTCGTCAAGCTCAATGGCGCTGCACCAAGTTTACTCAATGTAGTCAAGGGTACCTATGATCTTTATTTTGAATCCACCATTCAATGGAGAAGAGTTCCTGTTGCAGGGCTACCTGCAATCGCTACTGATAAGAAAGGTGTGGCTACAGCCATTGTAAACCAGTTAGGTAAGCCTTCTGTCGTCTCGACACTTGATATTAGCTTCTCTCATCCTTTTGGTCGTGCTGGTCTTGTAGGAAATGCTGTTAAGAATAAACTTACTGCACCCACTACACCATTCATTGCCTCTGGCTCAAATCCTTCTGACACCTCTGACGTTTACGTTCGCCCAATTGCCTCATCCACAAGAGGTCCAAACGGCGTTCCAAACGCTTGTCTTAACCCTTCCAAGGTGAATGCATCGCAGGTTGGGTTCTAACTCCGCTATTCTCCAGGTTTCTGGGCGGTTTTTCCTTAAAATATGTGTCTGACTACACCCCAGACACGGAAAACCGCCCAGAAACCGTCTCCAGCCGTCTCTTTTTGAGTAAAAAAGCCAATAAAATCAATAATTTATAAGTCTTTGATTTATAAGCGAAAAAAAACCCTTGACAATGGAGTTTTCAGCCTGTAGAATGACTGGTGTGTCAGAAAAATAGCCGTTTTTTCATTATGATTGTCAAAAATAGACTCTACCAAGTCTTTTTCGAGGAAGAAGACGGAACCGAAGACTGGGTGACGGCGATTGCGCCATCTCTCGGCAAGGCTTTACGGAAAATTTACTCTTGGTATCCAAAAATTGAGCCCACGGACGTAATTGACCATGGCGAACTGTAAATTTCCATTATTCTAAATAAGTTTATACTCTTCCGAGGATGAGCATTGAAACTTATTGCCGCCATTTTTCTCTGGTTTTCAGCTTTTTGCTACGCTGACCAGAAAGTGGCGGATATTCACATGAGAAGCGGTGGCGCATACGAGGTCAGAGGTCTCATTGGCGATTATACGGTTGATATGTTAATTGATACTGGTGCGTCAATATCGGTCATCTCAATTGATTTAAAAAATAAGTTGCATATAACTCCGTATAAACACAGTTATGTGCTTCTGGCTGACGGTAGAAAGGTGCGTGTCGGAGTATATCATGTTCCTTTCTTAATTATATCTGGTTGCGTCATAAGAGATTTTGAAGCGGTTGCACTTCCCAATAATTTGAATATATTGGGTATTTCTGCGATGAATCAAATGCAACCAATTTCGCTTTGGTTTAAAGATGAAAAGATGTATTTTGGTTGCAAGGGGATGTAAATTATGGATTCAAGAAAAATTCAAGATTTGGCGGTCGATGCGGGATTACTTGATATTATGCGTTCAGAAAAAACTGGGCGCTATTATGTTTCTCCCACTGCGAGTTTAGCCGAAGTTGTACTATTCGCAAGAATGGTGGAAAAACAAAAAGAAGAAGAACTGAAAATTACTCGCCGCCTTGAAGTGGGTGGTTAAACATTAGGAGCTCTATTATGTCGAATGACGAAATGATGCAGAATATTCATAATACAATGGATGAAATTCATGAATCTATTGATATGATTCGCGTGACTGTGCAATCCCTCAAAAACGAAATGCGTATCTTTACTTGTGTGTACGCAATAGCTTGTGGAGTTGCTTCTTTCTTTTTCCTTGGTTCAGTAAATTAATTTCCTAAAAGCAAGAAAGTATTAGGAATCGTGTTTTGGGTATTGACGGAGGACCCGGAATACATTACACTGTCTCTGTCGGTTAATTTTATATTATGTAGGAGTGAGTAACATGGCACGTGGTAAGTCTAATAGTATGACACAGTTTGAACATGTTCTTGGCGTTCTCTGCATGAACCCAGAATCGCGTGATACGGGTCGTCAGGTGACGGTTGATGAGATTGGTTTCTTCCTTGGCGACAAGGTTAAGATGAATCGTATGTCGGTCTACCTTTGGGAAATCAAGAGCCGAGGCATTGTGGTCAAGGCCATTCGAGCCTCTGGTCGCAAGGTGTCCGCATATCAGATTATGAATATGCAGGCTGCGCTGACTCTTCTTGGTCAGAAGGTTGTAGTTGTTGTAGTTGCATCTACTCAGCCAGAATCAGTTGAAGAAGTTGTTGAACAGGAAACCTTTGAAGAGGATACCGTCAATGCATGATGAATGCGCCTTTGACCAGCAGCAGCAGGAAGAGGCAGCCCTTTTTTGGGCTGTCTCCGATTCGGTCAACGCCATGGAGAATTATGGCATTGATTCGTTTTTAGTTGCACTAACTGAAATGCTTTCGGACTCTCAGAAACAATTTATAAAAAATTATTTTGAAAATGCTGTCTAAGAAACAAGAGGAATTTTCTGTACTCAAGGAGTATATAAAAAAACTTCTTTCTCAGAATGAAAAACTGAAGAAGGAGAATGATGCTCTAAAGAGAGTTATTGAAAATTTTCATGCAAATCAAAATAAAGATAAATAAAGTATTATGCACGACGATATACCATTTCTCTGGTTTCTTTTTGGCTATGCCGTCGGTGCTCTAATAAGTTTTATTCTTTTCAAGAGAGAAAAATAATGCAATCATTCAAGACTCTTTTTAACGAATCAAGCCTTTCTCGCGTACACACCCATACTCAAGGGCGTAACATTGGTATGATTACCGCACATCGTGGTGAAAATACCGCTGAAGAAAATAACAAGCGTAACTCTGAACTTGAAGGACACATTCGCAAGGCGGGTTACGGTTTTGTTAAGGTCAAGGGTCGCTACATCGAAAATCATGGAACCGACAAGGCAACGCCTGTCGATGAGAAGTCCTATCTGGTGATTGGTAAAGAAGGTGAAGACAAGGGTCAGCTTCTATCTTTTCTGAAGAAGCATGGGCAGAAGTATGGGCAGGACTCTGTTTTGCACAAGGCGCATGATTCTGAAGAAGCCCATCTACATGGCACTCGCGAAGGTGGATATCCTGGAATGGGTAAGTCTGAATCTGTTGGGAAGTGGCACCCTAACCGAGCATCCGAGTTCCATACCGCGATGCGAGGAAACCGAACTTTCTCGTTCGAATCCGTGCAATTCCTTCGCCCCGTATCGTTTTCTTCCCGTATCGAGTCAGAATTTTAGTAAGTTGTTGATTTAGAAGCGAAAAATAGTTTTCTTTTAAAATCAATGACTTACTGTAATTTATTGATTTTGAACGAATTAAAGTTCTTGACTTCTCTTCCGCTTACAGTATAATGATAACTGTGAAATGAGAGAGTGATACGGAAATGGAATACGCTATTTTGTTCTACTTGATTGCTAATGTGTTTTTTCGTGCGATGGACGCTGCGGTGTTTCCTAAGTAAGAGGATTTATGGCTCTTTATAAAATTACGATTGGTGACGAACATTCTTGTTTTGAGTTTTCGGCTTTTCACAAGAATATTAATCGAATGTTTTCTCCCGAGGATGCTGCGATTATTCACGAACTAATTAACTGCATGATGCCTAATTGTGGTGCAGTTGAGCAGCGAGTAAACGGGTTGGATTACTATGTTGAAAAGGTTCGTGCTTGCACAAAAAAGCGAAGCGACCTTGACATGTTTATTTAATTTTGATACACTAAAGCTCCCGTGAAGAATTATCTTACGGAAACATTGATGGGCGATTTAGTAATGAAATTAACTGGGAAGAATTTTAATGAACTTTTATAATCTTAGACTTTATTCACCTACAAAATTGGAACTTTTGTTGACTTCTACTTTTTCTTTTGTTTTGGGGTTCACGTTGGGACTTCTGTTTTGAGTTGAGAAAATGCGTTACGAATATTATGAACACAGTGCCACGGAAGAAAATCCTTTCGTTCGCAGACATATTTTATTGAATCCAGCTTATAGAGATTTGCTTGCGTACTGCAAGGTGAAATCGATTAAGTTGAATGTGGTTGTTCGGGTAATTTACGAAGCCGAAAATGTTACTATGATTGGGCATGTATTCGATGTTGCCAGTGAACCGCCCGCGATAATCGAAGCCTTTACTGAAAAAATGTCGGCTGTTGATTTTGAAAATAGGCATGAATACTATTTGTTTGGTTTGAATTCGATTGAGATGGAAGCGTATTGATGGAAATTGAATATAATGAACTGCGTAATTTATTGCGTGAAAATGTATTGAGAATTGTTTTCACAAAACTTGATGGCTCCGAGAGAGAAATGGTTTGCACTCTGATGCCAGAAACCATTGAAGGTACATTTTCACCTGATAGACAAAAAAAGCCGCCAACAAATACTCGGTCGATTGCTGTATTTGATACGCAAATCCAGGGTTGGCGTTCAATGATTGTGGAAAATATTATTTCTTATTCAGTTGTTCAATCGTGAAAAAGAGATATAATAGAAAGCCCTTTATAATTCCTGGTATCACTACCAAGAATCATATTTTTGTGGGTATTGAATGGCCATTCATTTCTTCTCGTGATGGAAGTGAATATCGTGTAACAATGGAAGATAAAGGATTTACTTGTGAATGTGCTGGATTCACTTATCATGGCAAGTGTCGCCATATTCATTCTGTGGGCGAACGGTTACTTGACGAAAACTATGTGAGGTATCGGTGATGCGAACTAAAGTACGTTCTAAATTGTCTAAAGCGATAAAGGACCCATCGGGTCTTTTTCGTATGCGTGTTGTGGAAAATAAAAAGAACTATTCGAGGAAAGGTAAAGCTGATGTTGAAAAAAACTTTTCTTTCAGTTATGATTGCATTGATAGTCTTCGTGACAGGATGCTCACATAAGGAAGAGAAAGGTCCTGAAAGAGCACCTTACAAGTCGCATAATAAATTTCATCACAAAACACAAAAGGCTAATTAATTTTTCTCCGGTAGCTCAGTCGGTAGAGCAAGTGACTGTTAATCACTGGGTCGGCGGTTCGAGCCCGTCCCGGAGAGCCACAATTCTGGGTGTAGCTCAATTTGGTAGAGCTTTTGCTTTGGGAGCAAAGGGTTGGGGGTTCAAATCCCTCCACCCAGACCAACTTTGGATATTAATATATGTTTGAAAAAATAATAAAAAATCCGTATAGTACAAACCCTCATATGGAAAAATATGAAGGTCCGATTATTGTTCAGCCTGCGATGGACTTCTTCACGGAAGAAAAAGAGACCGAATATTCAGTGCTAGGCAACCTTATTCATTTTGAAAGTGATATTGCTATCGAAAATGAATTGGTTAAGAAAACGGTTAAGAAATTAAATTTGAGCGATGAATATAATACGATTGTTTCTTTAGGGTTGAACATTCAAGAAGATGTTATTATTCTTCATAAAGGAAAAATAGAAGCAGCTTTTGTTGCATTTCCTAGTGGATGGTCCTTAGAAGATAAGCAAGGAAAAACACTTGAGGAAATACACGAACCTGTTGCTGATGGTGAATTGCTTAGGCAAATGAGTAATAAGCTAACACAATTACTTTGTGGAAAATATAACTATCATCGATATGTTTGGACCGTAGCTCCGGTAGGAATGTTGAGTATGCATCCCGCATATCATTATAATGACCCAGAATTTTCAGAACCTCCAGAAACTCTAGATGACCTATGGTTTAGAATAGAACACCAAACTACATTGTCAGTGGTTGAAAATGAAACCTCAGCATTTTTCATTAATGTTGATGTTCTTCCTTATAACAGCCTTCATGACGAAGATAAAAATTTAATTGTAGAATCTATTAATTCCATGACGGATGCTGTGCTCGATTACAAACATCTTCGAAAGATAAAAGACATTTTGAACATGGATTAATATTTAATGTTTAAAATTGATGAACACGAAATTACTGACTATCTAAGAAATCAAACTCTAGAAACTAAAATCTATTTGGGGTGTGATTCAGAGAGAATCAAGGTTCGTGACATTTGGTATGCTGATTATATTGTAGCCATTGTCTGTCACATTAACGGCAACAATGGCTGCAAAATATTTGGTGAAGTATTTCGTGAACGTGATTATGACCAGCGCATTGACAGACCTAATATCAGACTCATGCGCGAGGTTTTTAAGGTATCAGAAATATACCTAAAAATGGCTGATATATTTGCTGATAGACACGTCGAGATTCATCTTGACTTAAATCCATCTGAACTGCATAATAGCAATATGGTGTTAAGCCAAGCTGTTGGATACATTCGTGGAACATGTAATGTTATTCCAATGATAAAGCCAAAGGCTTTTGCTGCGAGTTATGCAGCAGATAGGCTTAAGGAAATTAGGGAAACTTATTCCTAAATTTAAGAATCGTTTAAGTCTTCCATTTTGGCTGTTGACAGTATTCAAATAATGTGCGAGAATGTACTCACTATGATGATTCATACACATAACGTTCCCAAGAGTCGCAAGCGTAAACCGACCAAGGCAGACCGTTTGCGATTGCAAGAATATAACCAGTGGCGCAGCAGTGTAGGTCTTGATGCTGTAAATACACTTAAGGCCACTTCTTACAAACCAAAGAGTTGCAAAACGCTAGTAGTTGCAAATAATTACAGACGAAATACAACCGCACACATTCCAAGTCTAGAAACGAATATGTGTGACACCTCACGCAAAGAGGCTCCCAAGTATACTGGTGATAACTTGCTCGGCATTGCAGTGATGCACAAGAGCAATTTGGTTCCTGTCTTCAAGAAAGAACAGGCTATTGAAATTTCTAGAATGCGCCGAGGTTGATTATGCGAGACATTGTAAAGTATACCGCTTTTAAGAAGCAGATTGATGAACTGAATGATTGGTTTGATGATTTTTTAGATGATAAATCTCGTGGAGCAAAACTTGATGCTGAAGAAGTTGACAATCCTTTTTGGCTAGAGTATAATGAAAAATATCGAATGTACATGAAGATTCGCGCAAAAATGGAAGACATGGAACGAGAAGCCCTGAGTAATTAATCTGCCCGTAGCTCAGTAGGATAGAGCAACGGCCTTCTAAGCCGTTGGTCGGGGGTTCGAATCCCTCCGGGCAGGCCAAACAATGCCTCGGTGGTGGAATAGGTAGACACAAGGGACTTAAAATCCCTCGCTTAATTGCGTGCCGGTTCGAGTCCGGCCCGAGGTACCAAATTAAAGGATAGATATGACTTGGCTGGATTATTATAAGATGCGATTAGAAAGACTTGAAAAATCTGGGTTGAAAAATTTCTTGACTTGGGATTCTTCTTGTGATAATTTTTCTTATGCATTGTGGGCTAAGCAATATGCAGATGAATTTATTTTAAAAAAATGATTAACGCCCCAGTAGCTCAGTGGTCAGAGCAGACGGCTTATATCCGTGAGGTCGGTGGTTCAAGTCCATCCTGGGGCACCAAATTTATGAATAAAGAAAAATTTGAACAGTTTGCAAATATCTCAGGTATTCAGCAGTGGTGGGAATCTGACTCTAAAGATATTCAGCTTTTCCTGAAAGCACTTTACAAGTTTGCACAAATGTGTTATTATGATGGATATAAAGATGCACAGGGCCTTTAGCTCAATTGGTCAGAGCAGGTGACTCATAATCACTTGGTTGGGGGTTCAAGTCCCTCAGGGCCCACCATTTAAAGGGATATGGTGTAATGGTAGCACAGCAGACTTTGACTCTGTTAGTTGAGGTTCGAGTCCTTATATCCCTGCCATGAATAATGGACCGTTAGCTCAGTTGGTAGAGCAGTGGACTTTTAATCCATTGGTCATAGGTTCGACCCCTATACGGTCCACCAATTTTATATATAGTAATGTGATATGAAAATTAATATTGGTCCTTACAGAAAAAATAGAAAGATTGATGTTCGCATCGATCCTCATGATACGTGGAACATGAACTCCACTCTAGCCTATATTATTCTTCCTATGCTCAAGCAGCTAAAAGAATCTAAACGCGGCTCTCCTCTCATGTCCGCACATACACAAACTTCAAAAAATTCCACACAATTTTGTTTCGACTTCTATGAAGAAGGAGATGATTATGCCTGGGAAGAGGGACATAAACAATGGGAAGAAATAATGGACAAAATGATCTGGGCATTTGAACAGGTCAATATTGATTGGGAAAAACAATATGAATCAGGTGAAACAGATTTCACTTGGGAAAAAATTGCAAACACTGATCTTAGTGAATTGAAACATGGTTCAAATCATACTTACATTTATGATTTTGAAGGTGCTAGAAAACATCGTGACCGAATGCAAGAAGGCTTCGATTTATTTGGTGAATATTATTATAGTTTGTGGGATTAAAATATGAATACTTTTACTGTAAAAAATGGTATCATTGGCGATGAAGCGGTGACCGTTAGTGTGACCGTTGAACCTCATTTGAATCTCACAGATATGTGTGAAGCATTTGAGAGATTTTTACGGGCTTGTGGTTATTATTTTGATGGTCATGTGGAAATTGTTGATGACTTTGACAATTGTAAAAATACTGAAACTGAGGACGGAGAAGAGGAAGATGGTATTTGAAACTAAACATGAACGCAAGCAAAAGCGTAGAAACAAATTTTCAAAAGAAGTAAAAAGTAAAAAGTTTAGACTTTATGGCGACATGGATTCGAAGAATAATTCTCATAAGAGAAAAGACAAATTCAATTATGGCTATGAAGATTTAGATTTGAATTATTAATGGAACCTGATGATTTTGATTCCTTGGGTGAGAATGTAGTCATTTTTTCTGTACCTTTCCGTGAGAAAGATAAAATGATGATTCGTTATCAAGCAATGGAATGTGAGAGAAAAGATGTAAATATCTTTTCAGAAAAGTACAAAATTCTATTGTTTCAATTTGATGGGGATGATAGAATAAAGCTCACGGATGAATTTGAAGCAAACTTCATGGATGGAAAACCTTTTCGATATGTGGAAAATTTATCGAAGATTGGAATCTTCGCCGCTGTCTTGAATACGAATCTAAAGAATTTAGAGGAAAACATTCAAATAGCTAAGAAGGTTTTTGAGTTTTGTTGATAAATACTTTTATAGGAAAATGTTCTTGTGAGTATTGACGAAACGATTAGCTTGAAGTATACTGATACACGATAGACAAACTATCATACTTTAAAATTATAGGAGTGATAATTATGAGTTCTAAGATGAATATTCTTCGTTACCTGACCAAGACTAACGCCGTTGGCAAGCAGAATGAATTGACCACGCGCCAAGCTCGTGCGATGTTCAAGGTTCAGCATGTAGCCGCACGAATTTACGACCTTCGTTCAGAAGGTTTCCGTATCTACACCAATAACCGTCGCCTCAAGGACGGCCGTCGCGTAAAGGCTTATCGTCTGGCTGATGCTCAGTCGGTCTCCAAGATGTTTGCCTAATCAAAATAAAAACAAACATGGGGTGGCGCAATGCCACCCTTTTTTTATAAAAGGAAAGTTCATGGAATTGACAATAAGTGTAGAAGAATTAAAGAAAAATAAACTTTTTATTGCCACTCCAATGTATGGTGGCATGGCTCATGGTCTCTATGTCAAGTCGTCTCTTGATTTACAGATTACCATGGCTCAATATGGCGTACAAACCAAATTTTCATTTCTTTTTAACGAATCATTAATTACGAGAGCAAGAAATTATCTGGTTGATGAATTCCTTAGAAGTGAATGTACTCATCTCCTTTTTATCGATTCCGACATTCATTATGATCCAAATGATGTGGTTGCCCTATTAGCTTTGAACAAGGATATTATAGGTGCACCTTATCCTAAGAAGTCGATTAACTGGGGCAATATCGCTGAAGGTGCAAGAAAACATCCAAACATAGATCCGCGAGAACTTGAAAAACTTGCTGGCGAATATGTTTTCAATGTAGTGAGAGGCACACAGCAATTTAGTGTAAGTGACCCTCTTGAAGTAATGGAAATTGGAACTGGGTTTATGATGATTAAACGTGAAGTCTTTCCAAAAATGGAGGCTGCATATCCACAGCTTCGCTACAAGCCAGATCATGTTGGACAGCAACATTTTGATGGCTCAAGATATATTCACGCATACTTTGATACAGTAATTGATCATGGTGTATCAGACAGATATCTTTCTGAAGATTATATGTTCTGTCAATATTGGAGAAAGATTGGTGGCCAAGTTTGGTTGTGCCCATGGATGAAGACTCAACATATTGGCACTTATGCTTTTACTGGCGACATGCCTAAGATTGCCGAGTTGACAGGTAGAATATGATTATCGGAATTGTAGGATTCATTGGTTCTGGTAAAGGGACTGTTGGTGATATTCTAGCACAAAGGGGTTTTCATAAAGACTCCTTTGCTGCACCCCTGAAGGATGCCACCTCAGTTATTTTTAATTGGCCAAGAAATATGCTTGAAGGAGACACCAACATTTCTCGTCTTTGGAGAGAAAAGAAAGATGAATACTGGTCCCATCAGTTTGGATACGATTTTACTCCAAGGCTTGCTCTGCAATTAATGGGAACAGAAGTTGGAAGAAAAATCTTTCATGAAGACTTGTGGATAATTTCTTTATTAAATCGTGCTCGTGGGCAAGATAAAGTTGTCGTAACAGATGTACGATTCAAAAATGAAATTAAGTGTATTCGTGAAAGTGGTGGTTTTGTTGTAAGAGTAAAGAGAGGTCCAGAACCAGAATGGTATCATGACGCTCTTAATACAAATTTAGGTAATGATCGTTCTATGTTTTTTCCTCCAAGAAACGATGTTCATGTAAGTGAATGGGATTGGATTGGATGTGAATTCGATTATGTCATCGAAAATGAAGGTAGTCTAAAAGATCTTGAATCAAATATTGATTCTATGTTATACTCTTTAGGATGGCATAATACAAAAATGAAAGGTGGTATTACACAATGATTATATCTGATCAAACAATAGAAGTGTTAAAGAACTTCTCGTATTTTAATAATGGGCTAAGTGTGGATGCAGGATATACTCTTCGCACCATTCATACACAAAAGACAGTATTAGTGGAATATAAGGCATTAGAAAATTTTGAAATTCCTTTTGCCGTTTATGATCTTTCCACTTTTCTTGCTGTGCTGTCGATTAGTGGAAAAAGTCCAGATATTGACTTCCAAGATAAGCTAATGACGATTAATGGGCTTGACGGAAGGTCAAAAACAAAGTATCGTTACTGTGACCCTGAGCATGTAATTACTCCACCAAGGAAGAGTTTGGAAGTAAAGAATCCTGATGTGGAATTTGTTCTTCCATATTCTGCGTATGAGTCTATGCTTCAGTTTGCTAACACTCTATCTCTTCCTGATCTGAATTTTATCAGTGCTGGAAGTAAAATTGAAGCTGTCGTTACTGACAATAAGAATGACTCAAGCAATAGCAATTCTATTCATTTGTGTGAAGGCACTGGGGATAAGTTTTGTGTTTGCTTCAAGGTAAATTACTTCAAGTTTATTCGCGGTGACTACGATGTAAAAATTTCGAAAGATGGTATCGCACAATTCTCTAACAGAAATGTTCCAATTACTTATTGGGTTACTGTTGAAACAAAGGGTTCTTCTTTTACTAAAGGTTAAACATGGCTAAGAGCGCAAACAAACCAAAAAAGACTTTGAAAGAAATTCAAGAATCAATTTCTGGTGCTGAACCTAAATTTGATTCTTCATCTGAAATTGCTGAGGAGATTCTTATCAAGACATTGAACTGGTATGCGCTAAATGTAAACGATAACGAAAGAGAAAAATTTATTCCTGCCTATCTAAAGAAAAATGATTATTCTCTAGATAGGTATAAAGGAATTAGTGCAAGTGTTTGGAACTCTAATCCGACACTTGCACATCTTTGCAGAATCTCTATTCGAGGCGCTGTTCTAGGTGAAAAGCATATTTCTTTCTTGAAGGAAAGACTTGAGAAGATTTTAACCCAAAATGTTTCTGTTGCTGATCCCACTAAAAAGGTGATTAACATTCAGGATAGAATCAACGAAACTTCTGATTCTGTGATTGGAGAATTAGAAGGTTACTTTGATGATTTTATTTTTGGTGGTTACAAGAGCCATGGTTCAGCCAAAGCTCTCTTTATGGAAAAAAATGTTAAGTCCGTTCATGCAAATAAAATTCTCAGTTGGGCAAAGGAACGAAGAAAAGAGTTTTCAGACATTCTCTCAACAAAAGAAACAGACCTTCTAGAAGGATATTCTAACTTCAAGAAGTCTGAACTGAAAAAGATTATTGCAATGTTTGACTCTTTCATAACTGATTCCATGGAGATTATTAGCACTAGGAATATAACTAAGAAACCTAGGAAAAGAAAGGTAAAAACACCAGAACAATTAGTTTCCAAATTGCAGTATTGCAAGGAAGACAAAGTGTTCGGATTCTCTTCCGTTAACCCGGAAAAGATCGTTTCTGCTAGTCAACTATGGGTATTCAATATCAAGACGAGAAAGCTCGGAGTCTACACGGCGCAGGACGCCGCAGGGCTGTCGATTAAGGGGTCGTCGGTGCTCAACTATAGCCTAGAGTCGTCGACCGCTAAAACGCTTCGTAAGCCTCTAGAAACGATTCCTGAAGTCCTAAAAAGTGGGAAAGGATTCCTAAAAACTTTCCTTAAAAATATTAATGCCAAAGAATCACGCTTGACAGGTCGAATCAATCGTGATACTATACTTGTTCGAATAATCTAACAAAATAGAAAGGCTACTCATGCTACTCATCGACCTCAATCAGGTCATGATTTCTAATCTCATGATGCAGGTCGGTTCTTCATCTAAAGTTAAATTGGATGAGGGGCTTGTCCGACACATGGTGCTAAATACTATTAGAATGAATGTAAAAACTTTCCGAAGTTTTGGAAAGGTCGTCATTGCCTGTGACAATAAAAAGTATTGGAGACGAGAATATTTTCCAAATTACAAAGCTGGCCGCAAAAAGATGCGTGATGCTTCTGTACATGATTGGAATCTAATTTTTGAATGCTTGAATAAAATCAAACAAGAACTGAAAGAATTTTCGCCGTATACCGTTCTCGATGTAGAACGGGCTGAGGCCGACGATATTATTGCCGTATTGACATCCGAATTTTCAGACAAAGAAAAAATCATGATTCTGTCAAATGACAAAGATTTTATTCAGCTACAAAAGTGCTCTAATGTTGAACAGTATTCTCCAATTCTGAAAAAGAAAATCAACGGTAAAGATGCATCCCTTTATCTAAAAGAAATGATTATTCGTGGAGATTCTTCTGATGGTATTCCAAATATCCTTTCACATGATGATGTTTTTCTTGTAGAAGGAAAAAAACAAGGTTCTATCACAAAGAAAAAGCTCGAACAGTGGTTATATCAAGAACCTGAATTTTTTTGTAATGATGAAATGATGAGAAATTATTCACGCAATCAACTTATGATTGATTTTGAATTCATTCCAAACGATATTAAAACAAATATTCTTCAGAGTTATGAAGAAACAAAACCCGCATCAAAGCAAAGTTTTCTCAATTATATGATCAAGAATCGATTGAATAATTTGATGGAAGTATTTGATGACTTTTAAAAGGAAAAACCATGTTTCTATTATTTCACGAAATATTCGAAAAATTTGAACAGTTAAAAACTAGAGAAGAGAGATTGACATATCTTCGCAATAATCACACTCCTCAATTCAAGGAATTTTTGAGAGGCGCATTTGACCCGAATGTTACTTTTAAGGTAAATATACCCACATATCGTCCAGCAGTAGAACCCGAAGGATTAAACTATAGCACTCTTCATAATGAAATGGATAGAGTGTATCTTTTTGTAGAAGGTCATCCTAAGACACCAGCAGGGCTTACCGAAGACAAGAAAGAATATGTTCTCAAGAATATGCTAGAAGCAATTCACAAGGAAGAGGCATTGTTATTGTTGGCAATGCTTAAAAAAGACTTGAAGATTAAGTTTTTAACTGCTAAACTCGTAAAAGAAGTATATCCTGACATTGAAATTGAAAAAAGGAAAGTGGCTGCATGAGTTTTAGTGTCGCGATTGTCACCCCGTCTATTGGAGCTGACACATTAAGAAAATGTGCGGAATCTGTTGCAAGACAGACTTATTCTAATATTGTGCATCACATTTTTGTTGATGGAAAACAAAATTTGGATAAAATTCAAAAAATTATGTCTGAATTTGATTCGACTAAATATAGATTGAATGTTTTGGATGAAAATATTGGAAAAGGATGGTACGGGCATCGAGTTTATGCTGCGTGCTCCTTTCTTGTAAACCAAGACACGATTGCTTATCTAGATGAGGATAATTGGTTCGAACCAAATCACATAGAATCCCTAATTGAATCAATTGCCTCATGTGACTGGGCTTATTCTCTCAGAAAAATTTTTGATAAAGATGAAAATTATGTCTGTGACGATAACTGTGAGAGTCTAGGTAAATGGCCTGTATATTTTAATGAAGAGGCGTATCATATAGACACTTCTTCATTTCTTGTAAAACGTCAGGTGGCTATTGCTATTGGGCATTTTTGGTATGGTCAATGGGGAGCGGATCGACAATTTTTTAATGCACTAAAAACTTATTTTAATAACTACAACTGTAACAATCAACACACTCTGTGTTATCGTTTAGGCGGTAATGATGGTTCCGTAACGAAAGATTTTTTTGTGACTGGTAATTCTAATCAGATTCAGAAATATAAATCTGTAAATAATTTTCCTTGGCTACAAAAGAGGATTCAAATTGGACCGCGCATATCTATTCAAATGCAGAAAAAGAATTAAGAATGCTTCTTATGATGATTCTACTGCGATTGAAGTTACAGAAAGAAAAGTACAATTTTGGTTTAATGTAATCAATACGGTAATATTTAATAATAGATTACCGAGATTTCATGAAATAGAAGTAGGAAACTATAAGACTTTTCATGCCCTGTGCGAATGTGATGATACAACTTATACACTTAAAATAAAATCAAAATTTGAAAGTAGAAAAAGATTTATAGAAGTTATCACACATGAAATGATTCATCTGCATGAGTGGGTTGAATATCAAAAAATGACTCATGGCAAAAACTTCTATGAATGGAAAAGCAAATTAAAGCGTTACAATCTTGATTTATACAAAAATTATTAATTGGAGCACTTATGACAAAAGAATTGCAAGATGCAATAAAAAGAGTTAGAGAAGAAATAGAAAAGGAAAGAGATAAACTGAATGCTCTTGAAAATAATTTAGCTTCTCTCAATAAAGAAAATCAAAAAACATTAGAACAGAGAGAAGCTGAAATCAAAAAAATGTTTATACAAGACTAAAGGAGAACTTAATGAAGAAGACAATTATTGCCGCAGCTATTCTTGCTGCAATGGGCGCAGCCCACGCCGAAGACAATGACTTTGAATTCGTTGAAAACAATGTTTCAATCGAACATGGTCCTCTTACCTATACTTTCCGTACCTATTTCAAGGATGACTATGATCATCACGAAATTAAGTATGCATTTGAAAATGGTCTAGTTGGTGGTTTTCGTTATGCAGAAGATGAGCTAGGTGAAGATAATGGAATCAATGGTGATCCAGGTTATGATATTCGTGGTCTAGACGGTGATGCATACAAGCAATGGGAATATCGTCCATGGCTTGAATATACTGGTCTATCATGGCAGGTAACTGACCGTTGGTCTTTCCGTGCGCGCCCAAGAATCGAGTATCGTATGTTTGATGTTGAGGATAATATTGTTACGGAAAGAGAAGACTATGCACGTTTTCGTGCTGGTGCTTGGACTCATTACAAGCTAACTGAAAAGGTTGTTCCATGGGCGAGCGTCGATTTCTACAACAATGTTTCCGATATGGAATTTGAGCAGTCTCGCTATCAAGTAGGTGTGGACTATAAGTTTAATCAGAATATTTCTGTTGGACCATATGTCGAAACAAGACTTGACGACGACTGGAATTCAAGATATACTATGCTTGCTACTCAGCTAAAAGTGTCCTTCTAAAAAATAGGGGGAGAGAAATCTCCCCCATCACTTTGGAAATTATATTATGATATATACAATTTGGCTTACTATTTCCGTTATTGTTTTTTTCCTTTATCCATACTTCTTCTCTCGAAGAGAAATGTATGGTTTTTCAGCAGCATTCTTTTTCTTTAAGAGATTAATCAATTCACTTCTTATTGGAGGTGTTATTTTGTTTCTTCTTGCTATGTTTGTACAAAGTGGTCATGCATAATGAATATCTTTTTTCTAGATCGTAGTCCTGAAATTTGTTCACAAATGCATTGTGATAAACACGTTGTGAAAATGATTATCGAATATGCACAACTCATGTCTACTGCACATAGAGTTCTTGATGGAAACAAAACAATAGAAAATGTTAAAGGAAGAAAACTTCAGCGTTGGAATATTAATGACCCCAGAAATGATGTATTATATAAAGCATCACATGTGAATCATCCTTCAGCAGTTTGGACTAGAACATCACTTTCTAATTATCTTTGGCTATATCAAATGTGGTCACATCTTCTTCGTGAATACACTTTTCGATATGGTAAAAGACATGAGACTGAAAAACTATTGTTTGCACTAGCAAAACATCCTAGTAATATTCCTGTATCAGGATGGACCGATCCGCCTCCAGCAATGCCAGATGATTGCAAAGTATCTGTTAAAAATGGCTATGACTCTCTTGCCAGTTATAGAAATTACTATTTATTGAAAAAATCGCATTTTGCAAAATGGACCAAACGAAATGTTCCAGCTTGGTATTCGTTTGGATTAAATGTTATGCAACATGCTGAGAGCATTGCAGAAAAATAAAAAGAATAAATAAAAGATATTATGGAGAAAAATTAATGCCGACATATACTTTTAAACATAAAGAAACTGGCGAAGTGCAAGAGGTAGTTTTGCGTATGTCAGAACTTGATTCTTATAAAGCCAACAATCCACAATACGAAAGAGTATTTTTGGAAGCATCTAATATTGGTGATCCTTATGCATTGGGATATTTGAAACCACCTTCTGATTTTCAAAAACATGTCATAGGTGGAATTCAAAAACGAAATCCATTCTCTAATAAATCGACTCGTTGGGAAGTTCCCAAAGAATACTAATGCTAGTAGTATTTTTTTAACCTGTAAATAACTAAAGGGAAGCAATATGCTTCCCTTTTCTTTTTTTAAAACCTATGGCAAGAAAACTAAAAGAACAAACCCATTTTAAACTTAAGCAGATAAAACCATTAACAAAAACTCAAGAGGATGTATTTCACGATTTTTTTCAAGGGCAAAATTTAATTTTACATGGAGTAGCTGGAACAGGAAAAACATTCGTTTCTCTCTATCTTGCTCTAAATGAAATTTTAAAACCAAACTCAGATTATGAAAAAATTATAATTCTAAGAAGTGTTGTTCCAAGTAGAGACATAGGTTTTCTACCAGGTTCATTGAAAGAAAAAACAGAAATCTATGAAGAACCATATAAAATAATATGTAATGAACTTTTTCAGCGAGGTGATGGTTATAGTAATCTTCGCCAAAAAAACGTAATTGAATTTTGTGTTACCTCATTTCTAAGAGGACTGACATTTAATAACTGCATAATCATTGTTGATGAAATGCAAAATATGAGTTATCAAGAATTGACTACCATCATAACTAGGGTTGGTGATAATTGTAAAATATTTTTCTGCGGAGATTATGAACAAACCGATCTTCATAGAGAAAAAGAAAAGGAAGGTCTTCTTCACTTCTTAAATATTATTAAAGAAATGAAAGAATTTACTTTCATTCAGTTTAACTATTTTGATATAGTAAGAAGTCCTCTCGTGAAAAACTTTATTATTGCTGAATCTGAATACAAGAAGAAAAATATTAGATGAATTTTAACTTTATAAAAAATAATTCTCTTTCCTTTAATTTGGAAAGAGTTGATACAGATAATGGAAGATTTTATAAATCACCAAATGGAAATTTATATTCTTCCGTTACTACTGTTCTTTCCAAGATGAATAAAGATGGAATAGTTAAGTGGAGAAAGAGGGTTGGCGAAGAAGAGGCTAATCGTATATCGAAACACGCCTCTAGCCGCGGCACGAGGGTTCACAAGCTATGTGAGGACTACATTCTAGGTAAGCCTCAAGAGAAACTGAATCCCTTTCAGAAACACCTATTTGAGCAGATACGCCCCGCACTCGATCAAAGTGTTAATAATGTACACTGTTTAGAAGGAAAACTTTATAGTGATAAGCTCAGACTTGCTGGAACTGTTGATTTGATTTCTGAATATAATGGAGAACTTACTGTCATTGATTTTAAGACAGCAGGAAAGTTGAAAAAGGAAGAGTATATTCAAAATTACTTTTTCCAAACAACATGCTATTCTCTGATGTTTCAAGAACTCACAGGCTTGACTGCAAAGCAGATTGCTGTTATAATTGCTGTAGAGGGCGAAAGTAAGCCACAGATTTTTATCAAAAGGCGAAAAGATTATATTCTTCCGCTTTTAAATTTTCTAAAGGAGCACCATTTAAATGGCACTTGATTCAAATTATAAAATGTCTAAACCAACAAAGACAATGTTAAACATGATGATGCTTGATGAAAAGCGCAGTCTATTTAAGACTGCACTTACAAATGCTGAATCATTTTTTGAAATTCAACGAAAGAAGAAGTCCATTAAAGTAGTTATGGATGCGGGTGATGAGGGGTAATTTTATAATCAATTCGAAGAAAGAAGGAGAAGAAATTTCTCTAGAAATTTCTTCTGATGCTGATATAAAAGATATCGCAAATCAATTCAATTCCTTTCTAAAGCAATTAGGTTATAAATTGCCAGGCTATATTGACATTGTATATTATGATGATCTAAAATAAGACTATAAATTCTCTGTAATACATAAATAACTTATCTTTTCTGTTTAAACGGAGACCTTTAATGTCTTTAGGAAAACATTTGATAATTGAATGTCATGGTTGTGATTCTGAATTATTGAAGGATGGACTTCGATTAGAAGATATTTTAAAAAATTCTGCATTAAAGGCCAACGCCACAATTCTTCACTCGTACTTTCATAAATTTGATCAAGGTGAAGGAGTAACAGGAATAATAGCGTTAGCAGAATCTCATATTTCCGTTCATACATGGCCAGAGCATGCATATATGGCAATGGATATTTTTATGTGTGGAGAGTGTGATCCAAAAATAAGCTCGGATTATATTTTTGAAAATATTGATATGCAGGAAATGCAAACAACTGAAATAAATAGAGGAATGGATTATAATTCCTCTTATCATTGATAACAAGCTCGCTCATTACGATGAACTGAGCATTTTATTCGTTGATGGTGTTATAATAGGTCTGTTGGACGCGGGTGCGAATCCCGCCACCTCCACCTAAGTATACTGGCGTAATACGGCACTCTAAAGCCTAAAAACGAAATCTGTGTTCCAGTATACTTAGGTGGGGGTGTTATAGATTCGACAGCGGATTGAAAGAACACCGGAGAATCGGCAATGCGAAAGCCGTTAGGATTGGGGCTTCCCGGTCGAAGATGCAAAAAACTATAAATGCCAATGATGACATTTATGAAATGGAGTATGCACTAGCTGCATAACCTTTCTGGGGTTTCGCCACCTGTCCTTATTACCCAATCAGGTGGCACTTTAATTAAGGAGTTTCATTTAATGAAATCATTAAAAACTTTTATTTTAGAATCTGTAAATTATACTCCTGATAACTCCGAAAATCGTGCGAGAATTGCCGATTCAGAACATAATGAAACAACTCATCAAAGTGAAGATTTGCAGAAAAACAAAGATTTTAGATCTGGTGTTCATCCAGCAATACGAAAAGCAATTCATGGATTTGCCAAAGATAAAGAAAGTTTTCACAAATCAATGCAAAGCTCAAAAGTAGAAAAACTTAAAAAGGGCACAAATGTTGGCAACAGTGAGTTTGGACAAGGAGCAAAATCGGTCGAAGACCCGCAAAAAAGAAAAAGAGTTCGTGGTATGATTCGAAGTGGAGCACAAATAGATAGACCTATTGTTTTACGTCATACGGACAAAGAAGGAAATCAGCATCATCATTTATTAGCTGGAAATACTAGGGCCACAACAATAGGACATGGTGTTGAGACGCATATAATTGACGTATAAATATTACTCTCATAAAAAGAAATATATGTGGAACATATATAAAAAGTTATTTACAATAAGAATGTTTTTTAGTAAACTACACATAAGATATTCTAAATCTGCTAGGAGAAAGTTCAACAAAAAAGTTGAAGACATGTTAATGTGGTGGTAAACACCTTTGTTATGTAACATGTAAAAAACTAAGCCCAGCGGGGTTCGTATAGTGGTAATACCTCAGCCTTCCAAGCTGATGCGGTGAGTTCGATTCTCATACCCCGCTCCAATTCCAAAAGGAGGAAATATGAAAACACCTTTTTTAAAAATCGGTGTAGTAATAGTAACTCTTGCTATGCTTTATTTTTCATTAGAACTAAAAGTAAATCTAGAGAAATCTTTAGAAAAAAAGCAATCGGTTGAGGTGCATGAAATACCTTTGCCATTTGAGCCTAGAGTTGTCAGGAACGAAATAACGAACACCAAAGAGTATCGTTGTTTATCTGAAGCAATTTTTTATGAAGCTGGTACGCAGTCGCAAAAAGGTAAAGAAGCTGTGGCACTCGTTATTTTAAATAGAACGACACACAACAATTTTCCATATTCGGTTTGTGGTGTAGTATCGCAGCGTTATAGAAATCAAAATTGTCAATTCTCTTATTTTTGTAAGAGAAGACAACTTCCATCTGGTGACAATTGGCAGGAATCAAAGGAAGTTGCTTTTCGCGCTTTAAATGGAGAGTTTGATGAGATTGCTATCGACAAGATGAAAAATGTGCTATACTTTCACTCAGATAAGGTACATCCTCATTTCCATCAAAAGAGAACCTTTGTGGCTAAAATAGAAAATCATTTGTTTTATAGATAATGGAGAATTTATGAGTAATCAAACACTACTATCAAATCCAGCAGATCAAAAAAAGTTGTTAGATATGTTGAGAGAAGCGTCGAACAGTCTCACTAGAATTGAGAGTGAGCGAGATTTGATTCGTGAAATGAAAAAGAAGGTAGGCGAAGAACTTCAATTAGAAAAGAAGGTTCTAAATCGAATGGTCAAGGTTTATCATAAGCAAACATTTCAAGAAGAAGTGGCTGAGCATGAACAGTTTGAAACTTTGTATGAATCGATTGTAAAGTAATGCCAACCGAAGAAGAAATTTTGACCTTTAGTCAAAAGATAGAATCTTTTGCCAAGACTTCTAATTTGAGTATTCTAGAATCTATTCTTGCTTACTGTGAAAAACATGAAATAGAAGTAGAAACGATTTCTGGACTTATAAGTCAAAACTTAAAACAAAAAATAAGAGAAGAGGCAGAGGAGTTAAACCTTTTGCCAAAAGCAAATACATTACCACTATGACGCCATACGAATCATTTATAATGTATAGTGCTTTGAAGTTACATTTTGGTTCTGAAAAATTTGATTACTTTAAATATAACAGAAAAGTAAATGTAGCTAAAGATACATTTGAGAAACGGAAAGACAAATATGATTTCGTCAAATTGTCAAGAAAATATTCAGATGATGAAATGGAATTGTTTTTTGTTTCTAACTTTTTAGTTCATCCTAAAGCATGGTCAAAAGAATTGCTTACGGATGAGGCTAATGATTGCTTCATAGAAAAGCAAAAAATTCTTCAATCACTTTCTTATGTGTTCAGAAATGACATTGAAATGCTAAAAGAAAAATTTGAGAATTTAAACGATATGTTGAAAGTTTCAGATAACACTTATCCACCATTATTAAAAATGACTTTTCAAAAAGATGTTCATCTAGAAACTTTCATCATTCTCGATTCTATATTAAAGTTTGTTCCAATTTGGAACAAGAAAATAACTGATACTTTCAGATGGCCAGATTTTTCACTAACGTGTAAAAAGTATACGCCATTTCTTTCTTTCGAAACTTTCAAGTTTAGGAAGATATTGAAGGAGCAGATTGCAACTTGCTAAATAAATTGATATCATGTTATTGTGGACAAGTAAACATACAAAAATATATTAAAACATACGAGGTATACAAATGACATATTCATTCTCTAATCTAAAGAAGTCCAAGGGCAGTCTCGACAAGCTATCAAAGGCAATCGAGAATCTATCAGAAAAAAATTCAGGCAATGATGACCGTTTCTGGTATCCAGAAACAGATAAGGCAGGCAATGGTTCAGCAATTATTAGATTTCTTCCAGCTTCCGCTGTTGATGGTGAAGAGGGCCTTCCATGGGTTCGTACTTTCTCTCATGGTTTTCAAGGACCTGGCGGTTGGCTTATTGAAAATTGTCTTACGACGCTGAATGAAAAGTGCCCAGTTTGTGAAAACAATTCTGTTCTTTGGAATTCAGGCTTAGAGGCAAACAAGGAAATTGTACGCAAGCGCAAGCGTAAGCTCACTTACATTTCTAACATTCTAGTTATTTCGGACCCCAAGAATCCAGATAATGAAGGTAAGGTATTTCTTTTCAAATTTGGAAAGAAAATCTTCGATAAGATTACAGAGGCCATGAATCCAGAGTTTGAAGATGAAACAGCAATCAACCCATTTGACTTCTGGGAAGGCGCAAACTTCAAGATAAAGATTCGTCAAGTAGAAGGTTATCGAAACTATGATCGTTCTGAGTTTGATTCACCCACTGCACTATATGATGGTGATGATGACAAGTTAGAATCTTTGTGGAAGAGAGAACATTCTCTCAAGGAGTTTGTTAATCCTTCGCAATTCAAGTCTTATGATAAAATCAAGGAACGCCTAAATGCAGTTCTTGGTGAGCGAGGCGAACTTCCTCAGCGAGAAGAAGATGTGATTCCAGAATCACACAAAGTCAAGAAGACTAAGAGTATTGAAGACATTGATGACAGTATAACTCTTTCTCTTAAAGAAGACGCGGATTCTGATCTAGATTACTTTAAAGATCTAGCAGAAGAAGATTGAAATTAAAAGGGGAGCCTAGCTCCCCTTTTTTATAATGTAAATCCATATGTGGCTCTAGCAATCATAGGATTAAACATATCTTTTACTGAATCCATATCGATTGAACTTAAGGCTTCGCTTGTTGCTTGCTCTGCTTTTGCCATATTGTTGTTAATAACATTGATGATCGCGTTTCCAAAATCTCCCAATTTATCAGAACTTGGCAAATTGAACATGTCGCCGCTCACTTTTGGCATACTTGACGCCAATCTGTTCATTGTTGATACCCCACCGGAACTTATTGTAAATTGTTTTATATCGTCGCCAGAATATTGTTTACCTGATGCCTTTGCAAACATTTGTCTAGCTGTTGTTCCATACCCTTCTGCTGGGTTTTCACCTCTCGCAAATTTCATCGCGCCTCCAGCACCAACACCGTGTGCCACATAAAGCATACCAGCAAGTTCGTCCGATGACATATCTTTGTTGATTACACCTTTATCAGCAAGTTGTTTGTAATTTAATTTTGTTAATTTTTCCATAGCTTCATCTTGAATTTCGGGGCTGTTCAAAAACTTTTCTAAAGATAGCCCATTATTCCAGTTTGAAGGATCATTCATCGAAGCATTTTTTCCTTTAGCGTAACTTCCTGGCTTTAAATAACCCAAAGTTTCTAATGCTTGTGCTCCAAACTGATATCTACCAACATATCCTAAACTATTAACTATACCATAATCATTTGAGCTTTCAAAATAACCTACACGTTTTGTGTATGTGTCATAATCAAAATTATTAGGTAATCCAGATGGAGTATTTTGTGTTCTCAATACGTTTGAGCTTGTTTGAGCATTTTCATTGGAGCTAACAGGCACAACTTTTGGTTTCGGAGGAGCAGAGGATGGCGCCTTACTAGCACCACGCATTTCATTTTTTATTTGAATTGCTATTTTTTGTTCTTCGGTTAAAGGCATTCCTTCAACCACTGGAACACCAGCAATCATTTTATAATTTCCTGAAGACAAATTTTCTTTACTTGAGGAAGGAGCTTTTTTCTTTTGTTGAGGAGTTGAAAAATTTATAGTTCCTGTGGCGCCTGTCTGTTGAGGTCTCCATCCCCCAGAACCAGCTACGGCATTTGCATTTTTACGTTTAGTTTGTTTCGCAGCCTCGGCCCTTCTTCTTCTGGCGGCCAAAACTTCGGCAACATATCTCTTTTCATTTTCATCCACAGGTTGATAGGTTTCAAGATCGACATTCTTTAATTTTTCAGAATAATCCACAACTTCTGGTTCAACCAAATCTACTAATTTTTCACTTATTCCAAACTCCTCATTTAGAAGAGATCCAACTTCATAAGCAGTCCAACCTACTATAGCAAGATCTGCCGCCAGAACTGCAAATCCTCCAGCAGCCGCCAAACCGGCCACACTTGTTACACCCATCCTTGTGAGAAGTTTTTTTAATGCCTGCTTTCTTGCCAAAGAATCGACAGGTTTTCCTTTGGGTGGAGAGTCCGGTTTTGGTTTTCTTTTTGGTGTATTCTTGGGTTTTGGCTGTTCAGTCTTTTGTGTTGGTTTTGGCTGGCCAGTCTTTTGTGTTGGTTTTGGCTGGCCACGTGGCGCTGTTCTACGATTAGTATTTCTTGAGCCGCGGCTTGTTTTTCCTCGAGGACCTCGGCGCCTTTTTCTTCCTCCTGGCTCTGGCATTCCATCGCAACAACAATTCATCACACCATCTAAAGAACCTAGGGAACCACCCACTGCATCTCCAATAGTTTTTGCAAAAGACTTTTCTGCTATTCTTTTCATTACGCGATCAAAAACCTTTTTTATAAGAACTCCTACAAGCCCTATACCCAAAGGTCCTCCTCCGAATAGTAGCCCATATATTGCACTAGCTCCCGCAACTACTCCTAATTGCTCTGGGGATAGAGTTTCTAAACCTCTGAGAACAGTTTTGCCAACAAATTTCATCGTGTCCCAGAAAACACCAGCCAGCCCAACAAATATATCACCTAAAGCCTTGTCAGGAATTTTTTCAATTACTCCCTTTAAAAAGTCTTTAGCGGCAACTAAACCCTTAAGAATAGATTCTAAAAGCCCGCCAATCCATTTACCAATCTTGTCTTTATCTAAAGATTTTGCCCAATCATCAACTGCTTTTGACAAATCGAAATTTTTCAAAGATTCTATCATTTTATTAATATCTAAATTTTTTAATGA